TGTTGTTCCTGTACTTATTAAAACATTATACATATATCTTCCAGCACTTAATGCTCCAGTCTGGGTTGCACCATATGATACTCTTATCTTTCCATCAGCAGCACTAGTAAATCCTACAGTAAAGGTTCCTTGAACCCCTAAAGTTGCACCAACAGCAACACTCTTTGCCATTTGAGATGAACCAGTATAATCAGTAAGATCATACGCAACACTTCCAGTATCAGTTATATTAAAATCAGCAGCTAATGCAGAACCACCATAGATGGTTAGATTAGCACCTACAGGTACTCCAGCAGTAGGGTCAAATACTATAGTTTGACTAGCCATGTGATACTAACTCCTTGAGTAAAGATTTAATCTCATTAAGTTCACCTTTTAAATCAGCAATATCTTGTTCGATATTTTCAGTTTTTTGATGTTCTTCATTTTTAGCATTTCGTTGTGCAACATACTTATCATAATCTAATGAATTAGTATTAAGTATTGAACCTGTTTTGGGATCTCTTACTAGATCACCATGATCTTTTACCTTATAATAATCCATATTATGCTAAAGCAATTACCCTAAGATCTTTCATTCTTGGTACATAAACTTGACTGGTAGAAGTAAGTATAACCTTAACTCTATAACATCTAAATGGAGGTAACTGATCAGCAGTGAAAGTATAATCTCTATATACTAATTCATGAGAATCAAATCCATAAGTATTTGATTTCTGAATGAATTTATCAGGTTGACCATTATTATCTTGAATAGCGATTACTTCACCCTTATCATTTAAGTTTGAAAATCCAGGGAAAGGTATAAAGATTGGTTCAAATCCAGGTTTCTCACCAATAGCATAGAATGCTCTAATATCACAGTCGTTATTAATGTGAGCAGCCAATAGAACCTTCAGAGAAGATGCACCATTTTCAAGTTGAATTTCCTTGGAAATATACTGACAAGCAGTTGGATCAGTAAAGAGACTATTCACTCTTTCATCTGTTGCATAATTGGAAACTACACTATTAACTCTATTAGAAGTAAGAATAGCACTAATCCTTTGACCATCAATTACAGGACTAACACGAGAATCTGTTGTACCAAGAGTTAATTTCATATTGAAAGACTTGTTTCCTGGAAGTGTGGTTAACTGAGCATCTTCATTAACTTTAGATGCTATCAACCTAGCAGTATCAAGATAATTAGTTTGATTCAAAGATATAGATTCAAATCCAACATCAACCCATGGTATCTCACTACCACTAATACTCTTAGAAGTTACTGTTCTAATTTCTCCTGATAGAGAAGTTCCACGAACTGCTACATTTTGGACCAATGGAGTAATAACTTCAAAAGGCATATTCTGAGTCGCTCTAGCATTAAATCCACCAGCAGATTTTGTATCATTTATAAACAGTTTTGCAAATCCTGTATCAATAGCTCTACTTTGGTTAGCACCCGCACTATCCATCTTTTCAGACATATCCAATTTAACATTATATGAATCAAAAGTAATTGGATTATCAACGGTCACATCAGATAATGCATGAGTCTTATTAATTCTTGCTAAATTAACTCCACCTAATTCATACTTATAAACTGGTGTCCCCACGGGATAAGGTGCCTTATTAGATCCTCTAACAATTGTTCCACCAATAGTACTACCAGAAACACTAGTATACTCAATGATCTCTTCACCCACTTTAAGGAAACCAACATTAGTATCGGCAACACCAACATTTTCAAACGTAGAGAACTCTGTTGCACTCTCAACCACTAACCCACCAGTTGCATCAGTACCATAAGCAGCTGTTAATTTTGTTGGTTTAACATCACTTTGTACTTCAGAAATTATGACACTATTACCACTAAAATACATACCATGATTCTTATGGTTGACCTGAATATGTAAACCATCACTCTCAACATCAATAGTGCTAAGTTGAACATCACCACCACCAGAAGCCCAGTTTAGTTCTGTTGTAATACCAGCATTATTTGCATAGGTCATTGTGTAACCAGCACCAGTTACAAAAGTTCCTTGAACATTATCAACAATCAGTTCACTTGTACTACCAATACCGGCTATGGTTAATCGTGCATTTGCACCAGTATTCTTAAAGTCAGTACTACCTAAAGTATCAATACCAACTACATCACCGATCATATATCCACTACCGCCATCACCAGTAGAACTATTAATAGTTGCACCAGAAGCAACAATTGCTCCAGAATTAATAGTAATGTCAGCAGTTGCACCATGACCATTACCACTAATGGTTACAAGATTAACTCCGGTATAAGTAACCTGACCACTAGAAGGAGTATATCCAATACCTGAATTTAATATACCCAAATCACCAGTTGCAGTACCTGCAGAACCAACATAATTAGCAGATGCCAGTGTTTCGGTTTGAGTTATTGTATTACCAAATCTTATATCACCATCAGAAACTGATTCAGCAAGTCCTAATCTTAGTTTTCTAGAATTTAGATTTAAAGGATTAGGTTGTAACTTAGCAATCTGATTATTACCCTTAGTAAGTTCTGGATTATAAGTCTCTACAGTTCCATTCTCTAAGAAATCTGCTCTATAGAGAGTAAACTTAAGATCTTCCCACTGACTTGCTTCCCAAGTAGATGCATTTTGAGATTTAAAGAGAGAACCCAGATATGGTTGGTTAGAAATATAAGTCTGTGATAATAAATCATTCTCACCAATCCGTGAGATATAGACACTATATTTCGTTGAGTTAGATGCTAATGCAATAGCATATTCTTGTCCCTGTTCACAATAAACAGGAGCCTTGAATGATATGTTGGTAGCAACTGATCCATCACCAGAAGTAGTGATATCATCAGGATTTAATACTATCTCAGAGAACGGAAGAATATGTTGTGTAGGATACCCATTCTTCATGGTCCTAATTTGGAACACACAAGGAACATCACCATCATCCTTTGTTCTAAAGAAAACATCACAACTAGTCAAAAATACACCAGTCTCATCTTCAACTAAGAACGATTGAGCCAATGGATCATACCATCCAACAATTACATTACGTTGTACAGTTTCTTCAATTACACTACTGCCAATAAGTTCTGTTCCCAGATCTCTATTAACATTTCTTTCCTGGAATTCTTGCTTCTGCTCAACTCTTGCATTTCTAACAGAAACAATATTTTCTTGTACAGTCTCTAGAGTTCCAGATGCTGTATAGGTTTCTTCTCCAATAGTTGTCGCCTCATCTTGATTGTTGTTTTCATCATTTACTAAAGTGAATACTTTTGTACCAGTTTCAAATCTAGGATGATTAACATTATTTGGATTTGGAATATAAAGACTACCAGCAATATCTGCTGCTAAATCTGAAACAAGTTTTACATCACTAATAGTTGCCTGAGCACCACTTGTTTTTCCTGTAAGAACCATTCCAGTTTGAACCCATCCAAACCATTCTCCTTGAGCTTCTTCAGCAAGAGAATAAGTATCTACATTAAGAATAGTAGATGTAGACGAATAGGTAGATGATAAAGGCGTATTGTCATAAGGATTTTCTGGGTATGTTTTTGTTGGAATGTTGTATGGTCCTTCTTTATGATTTGATTGTGCAACTCTAAAAGTAATACTTGCAGTAGTTCCTGTATTTTCTTCACCCAATCCAGTTTGAAGTACTTGACCAGTAACAGTTTCTCCAACTGTAAATGCTCCAGAAGTCATTGTAACTTCAAGAAGTTTAGGAACGCAATACTTAGTAACATCTTGACCATCGAAGAATCCATACATCTTCGTCAATGGTTTCATACGTTTAGCAGTAAACGCAACGTTTCTTGCTCGCATATATGCTACAAGATCTCTACTTACAACACGATCTCCAACAGACTCATTATCCCACTGTTCAGTAACAATAGTTTGAGAACCATTTCTTCTCTCAGTTCCAGTTTCAGTAACTGTTCTATATCTGTCTTCCCAGACTCTATTTGTTAAATCACCATAGATCTTAATATTATCTCCACCAGGTCCTTGACCTTGCCAACCAATTCTCTGAGTACGAGTTCTAGTTGTTTCAGTTACATTTCTTCCAGTCCAAGTGGTTTCCCAAGAATTCCAAATAACAGGGCCCAAACCAGTTTGTGGATCAACACCCTCAGTTTGTGCCAAATTCCGCATAGTCTCATTATAATTTCCTTCAACCTCAATAATCTTGGCATCCAATCTTACAGTATCTACCCAAGTATCAGATGCAGGGGTTAATTCCATACTTCCTTGCCAGAAGCTAATTAAGAAAGGAGTTACACTTTCAGATCTAGTAGCAAATGTTTGTGAAATATAAGAAACTTCAGAATAATCAAGAGTTATAACATCATTATTCTTTCTTACATTAGTACCTTCAACTGTAGCAAAATTCTTATCCTCACTTTCATCAACATTAACTACAGGACCAAATATGAGATCAACAGAATTAGTATAATGTCTGGGTCTCATCTCCTTGAATTTTGGATCAATACTATTCTTAATAGGAATACGATCTTCCTGTGGTTGGAAAGAACTAAAATTATCTACAAAAAATCCAGACTTAAACCTATTTAAACCATCCCCATCAGGAACGAACATATTTGCTGTATTCGTTTCTAAGAGAGAAAGTGCTGTATAAAACTCAAGAGTCTTAATTCTATCTTCAAGTTTTTTGATATCGACCATACGATATCTCTTATACTCCATAAATTGGAGAGAAATTTGACTTGGTTCATAAATGTAAGGTGGAAGAGTAGCAGTAGCAATCTCTATAGCTTCTTCAACATGAATTGGTTTTTCGGGTCTATCTGCAGGTTGACCATACTTGACTTGGAATACCCCTGCTTTAGTTAAGAAAATCCTATCAATTCTTCCCAAATAATAAGAGAATGTTGTTAGAATAGATTCATCAGACGCTAAAGGATTAGCTGCGGAATTACCAGATGCATCAAATGATCTTCCATAGAATTCAAGAGGAGATCTTGCTCCTTCAGTGTTAGTAAAGTCAGAAACTCTGGGTCTTATATCAAGAATGTCACTATCTCTAATATCATCTACATCTCTTATTTGTGTACCATAATCAAAAGTCTCATAAGAATTTACAGTAGTAAGATCACCATCATCAGTAGACTGATAATATCCACTAGAAAAATAAACTTTTAATTTTTTCTTAGGTGCATCAGTATCAGATTTTCTAGTAATAGTACCAAAATCATATATGGTTTTTTCTTGACCAGTATTATACGTATACCCACCACCAATACTAAAACTTGGAGTAGTAAGAGTTACAATTTGTGCATTTACCTTCGATTCTTTAGAAATAACTGTTTCACCTTCTAAGAATCTATTTTCATTCTTATAGATGTAAGAAATCTGAGTTGCTGAATTTGCAACCTTTTCTGCAACTATAGCAACAGCATTACTAGTCTGTCCGATTATTTCCTCACCAATAATATACTCAGCAGTCGTAGTTGAATTGCTGGTAATTTCAGTAAGAGTTACTTTTGGTGCTGATAGTGTTCCACTTGAATCATTATCAGATGCTTCATATATACCATGAATTTCAATAACATCTGGAGTATTAAGAGAGATTGTTTCATCTTGTACTCTTGTTCCATATGGATAATTACCATATGTTAAACCATCATTTAAAGTTGTAGAACCAGTACCAGATGCTTTATTGGATGATTTATCAATAACAACTGAATTGACTCTATTTAAAATCTTTTTCTTTGCCTTTACCTTAGTTTTAGATAAAGTAGCAACCAAAGTTGCTTTTTCTGCAACAGCAGCACTTCCATTATCGGCTAAATTGTATGCCTTGAAAGTATCTCCAGCAGTACTAATTACAACTTTATCAGAGGTAAGAACTTCTGTATTACCATTTTCTCTAACTAAAGAATATCTTTCTTCATCAAATGCTAAGAAAGTCTCATTATCTCCAGCCGTTGGTACTGTAGCAGCAGTTATTTGATTATTAAGAATCTGAACATCAAAAGTCTTTCTAATAGAAATCGTTGCAGATGTTAAATCTACATTTGAGACGTTTGGTTTAGGAAGTTGAGTAAAGAGTGTATTATCAGAAGAACTCTGAAGAGCAGACTGTAATACTACTAAATCACTTACAGTTTTAAGGGCACTAATTCCACCTGCATCATTAGCAATATCCTCATTAACTCCAGATACTGCATCAACAGTTGTAACTGTAATATTATTATTTGTACCATCAATAGCAGTAATTCTTCCATAAACTGGATCAGCAACATCTCCAGTATAAGAGATTAAATTACCAACCGTAGAAACTCCCACAAGAGCTGGATTCGCACTGGTTACTGTTGATATACCACCAGAATAAGTAGTAATACCAGCAACACCAACAGCGAATTTTGTAGAAGGAATTACGTTAGAATTAAAAGTATTGATACCAATAGTACCATCTAATGAACCATAAACTGATTTTACATCAGAGATGGACTTAGCATCAACCGATTGAATAGTAGCAGTTCCATAACTATCGCCACGAGATCCTAGGAAATTAAGTTTTTCATTAGGAAGGAAAGCACCTTTAGTATCATAAACAGTTACTCCAGTTCCCGCACTTACTGCATCCTTAAGAAATCCTGTTGCTCCACTACTTTGTCCCTCAATAAAAGTAGGAACAGTAAGAGTTTGTGCAACATTTACAGTAAGATTAGTAACCATCTGCACATCATAAAGAGAAATATCCCATTCGTTAACGTCTGAATTAGAGGCATCATAAGAACCAGACTCTAATCGATAGTCATAAACCCTAGCAAGACCAATTTCATCACCTACTGCTTGTGTCTGAGTAGTACTTTGTCTCTGACTTCTTAAACTTACTACATAAGTATTTCCAATTCCAACTGTAGGACTACCATAGGTAGTATTCAATGATAAAGTTGGTCCAGTATTATACTGAAGACTATTGTCTTTTACTGTTTTTGTAGTTCTTGGTTTTGGCGCATCAAGATAAGTGGGAGCAATAGTTTCTACTTCATATCCTCTAATATATGCCTTACCTGGAGAAATTTTATATAAAGCTAAACTCTCCGAAGGTGTTTCTCCACCATATGTAAATTGACCTTCTTGAAAAATACCTCTATTTCCCTTATTATTGTTGAGAGAATTTAAAGGGGTAACATCAAACGGTTTTACATAATAATCACCAGATTCGTCATTAGTACGACGAGCTAATTCATCAGCAATTACATTATACTCAGTATTTCTCTTTAAGGACTTTAAAGTTCCATTTTCAATAGTTGCTAATTCGACAAAATTATTATCATCATAATCATCTAAAGACTTTTTAAATAGACTTGTAGTAATTTTAAGTCTATCTGCACCTGGTGCAGCATAGTTATTATATCCCTGAGAATTATCGTTTAAAGTCTCATCTAAATCTGCATTAATTATTTCTTCTTTTACAAAAAGACCTACTCGATAAGATGGAGTATTGGAATATTGATCAAGAATAAGAGTCTCAGTACCAACATTAACAAAATTTCCACGAATAAAATATATACCTTCTTGAATTTGGAAAGCAGATCCTGTTGCAGCAGCATTTGTTGCCAAAGTTACTGCTAAAGGATCTCCAGGAGCTATTGAATTATTTCCAAGCAATCCTGAAGTAATAGTAGCATCTGAAGATATATCTTCACCATCTAAAAATGTCTGAGTGGAATTATTTGAAGTACTTGAATTTAAATAGTTAATATACAGTGTAAGATTTCCTCTTTCAGAATCATCTGATAATAGAACTTTATCAACAACCGCTGTTACACCAGAACTCTTTCCCGTAATCTTTGTACCAACTAATTGATCTGCATATGCAGCAACGGGTACTCCTTGATAATTATTGTTTAATTGTACACAATAATAAAGTTGCGTATATCCAATATTTCCAGGAATTACCTTTGCACCTTCTTTAAAAAAGTGTTGACCAAACCTCTCAATCTGATTTTGCAGTATAGATTGAAGAGTAGTTAACTCTCTTGCCTGTACAGGATATCCTGGTTTAAATAAAACCTTATGGAAATCATTAGACGCTTCAAAGTCATCAAAATATGGCGCTACATTTAAATTCGTTTGTTGTGGCATGATTTCTTAGAACTGCAAAATGACTTTTATGTCTTCTTTTTGACTAGATGATCTAGTAATAGATGGTCTATTATCAACGTAAATAATATTTCCGGAGTACTTTTTGGCCTCTGGATTCGCTATACCATTAGTAAAGGATTGACCAAGGTAATACGTTCTATTATTTATTACGGTAGATATACCTGTAAAGGATGTATTAATGGCTAAATTAGATCCAGTTGAAGGTACAATTGTAACACTTCCTCCTGTTGCAGGAGAACTTGTAAAATCGACCTGATCAAACCCATAAGTAGGGTCTGTTTGTGCTGTTCCAACAGTATTAAAACCGGCCATGGTTCTATCCTGCCAGAATTTTAATACACCTGTAGTTTGATCATAATTTACAACTCTTCCTACCGCAGTAGTTGCAGTTGCTACAGTTTGAGTAACAAAGGAGTCTGCAGCAAATGTTGCAGTACTATATCCAGTACCTGTCAATCTTAATGCTTGTAAAGCACTTGCTTTGTCCAAGGATAGATTGGCTGACGAACCATATGCCTTTGGATTTTCAACTACTCCCACTCTTGCAATTTGATTTCCTGTTATAAAATCAGGGTTTTCATTATCATTTTCAATCCTAGAATATAAGAGCACATTATATGCACCAAGTTCACGATAGATATCTGCACCATGCCCTCCAGGAGGGGACATAATTACATCAAAAGTTGGTCTAGTTGTTCCAGTAGGAACTCCACCATTTACAAGATCAACATTACCAAAAGTATAACCAGATCCCTGATTCGAGACGGTTACTGATTCAACTTGTTGATCATTATTAATAACAATCGTACATTCTGCTCCAGTTCCATCTCCTTTAATAGGAACTCTACTGTAAGTTCTATTGGCAGTTCCAACGCCAACACCTCTATCAGTAATAGTTACAATCTTAATAGATCCATCAACGGCATTATCTCTTACTGATTGATCATCAGTATTTGTTGCCCATGCATCAGGAACAGGAATAAAATCTGTAGAATCAAATTTTACAATATCACCTGGTTTAATAGTGTACAAATACTTCCAAATATATCCATCACCACTTGTTCCACCAGATCTTGGCTCTAGATCAGTAAAGGTAGGTTGATCTAAAGATGGTTTTCCATTTGGATTATCAGGATCAGTTCCATTGTGAAGACAAGCATAAACTCTATAATCACTATTAATTACATAATATGTGGCAGCATAGAGATTTGTTGCACCAGAAACTGCAGCGGTATTAGTACGACTATAATCACTGCGATACATGTCATAAGTAGTTCCAGATGTCCATGATCTTTTTTGAACCACTTGTCTTACATCTGTAGAAGTAATCTTCTTCAGTGCAATAATAGTATCCCAATAATTATTTTCTTCATCAAAATTATCTTTGGGAGAAGGGGGATCTGCATCCCAATCAGTTTGGATATCAGTTGCGTTAGGTAACCCAATAAAAGAATAATATGCGTTAGTACTGGTTTGGACCCCAGCTACAAAGTTACTCGCATTTAATATTCTGATCTGATCAGTTATAATGGCTGCCATTTTTTGGAACTTTTTATTTATTTATTAATGATTTAAACGTTATACGATTTATACTTCAGAGAAGCAGATCTCTCTACAATCGCAGAGGTGGTAATTCCCACAACTCCGCCTGAAGTATATGCTGTATACGATGCACTAAGAGATCTAGCTGAAAGACTTATTTTACCCCAACTATATCTTCCATAATCTGGAGATGACGTAATTCCAGAGGTAGATCCAAAGTGCATTGGATCCTTGACTGCTGCAAATACTCTTCTGACATCAGTATAACCAACACCAAGAATATTTACCTGTACAGTTTCTGCACTATAGACTTCATACACATTATCTATAAAGGATATTCCTGTACCAACCGTATCTTGAGTATCCTTAGTCAAAGAGACTATAGACGTAGTAGCCGATCCAACATTAGAATCGTCAACCATGAAGAAATCACCTGCAGATAATCCACTAACAGTAGTAATACCTCCGACACCCAAAGAACTTGTCATATAAAGAGATTGTCTCAAGAAAGAATCAACTGGAATGAATAAATCCATCATAAAGGCAGTGGTACCAACTCCAACGGATGTTGTACCAAATCCAACTACAATTCCTTCATCACCAGCATAAGCAGTAACTGTATCCTCTTCCTCGGAAGATTTAGGAGGTCCAACGAGAACTTGAGGAGGACTTGTTTGACTATAACCAGCACCACCTACAGAAACTGCAATTCCAGTAACAACGCCACCACTTATAGTGACTGTTCCTATTGCATCAGCAGTGGTTCCAACTCCAACAGAAGTCTTACCAATACTTACTTCAGGTGTTGCTCCATAACCCACTCCACCAGTAGATAGAGTAAAGGAAGAAATAGTTCCTAATCCAGAAACCACAGCAGTTGCAGCGGCACTAACACTATAAGCAGAAGGCCTACAAATCTTAATTTTATCTTGGAAGGTAAGTACACCGCTATTAAGTTCATTTGCAGGATCAAAGAAAGGTCTTACACTATCAACATAAATTCCAGTTGATCCAACTCCAACAGATTGAATAATATAAGCTGTTGGATTAATAACTGGTTCATAAAGTTCTCTATCTTTACCAACAACTGCAGAATTAACAATTCTATCTTCAGTCTGTCTACACCATTTAACTGGACGTAGCATCGACTCAATAGAGGTATTTCCTGGACCTGCGTATGGATTCGTATCCACAGTATCTGTAGATGTTACCTGAGTAACTGTTCTAGGATTCTCTATCCAGAAACTTTCTTGATCATCTTTATTATAAATTTGTAGATCATCACCTTTCTTAACGGTTTCAATAATATTCCTAAAGATAACATCAACATCATCACCCGATCCCTTATAGAAGAGGATCTTAACAGTATCACCTGCCTTAGGTGCTTCAGTAAATTCAAGTATACTACCACCCTCAAATTTATATCCTCCACCAGGAACTTGAAGAATGTCATTAACAAAGACTAAAAGAAGATCTTGAACATTAATAACCGATCCTTTTGCTGCTCTAATAGAAATAGTAGATCCTGCAAGAGTTAATGGGAAGGTCATTCTTGACCCATTAAACATTAAGGAAACATCATCAAGTGCTTCTAATGTACCAACCGTCCATCCTGTAAACTCATCACTAAAGATTCTATCTACAGTAACTTCGAATTGATTATTTGTAAAGGAAGAACTTGTAGGAATTCCACTTCCACCACCAAATGGAACTGTCAAAGTTTGACTCATTCCATAAGCATAACCAGTATTATTAATACGGAACTGAGTTACACTAGAACCTTGTCCAACAACAATATCAATTGTTGCTTCTGATCCAATACCAGTGCTTCCACTAGCATATTGTAAAGGTATATTAGTGTAAGAACGTGGATCATCAATAATTACATCCATTGGTTTGTCAACACGTCCACCCCTTGCATAGTAATGTCTACGTGTAGAAATACCAGTTTGTACTTCAAACGACTTGTTATTCACAACAGATAGAACTGTTGCACCAGGTGCAGCTTCATCAGTTGGTCTAGGTGCAATGATAACTGGTTGAACTGAAGCATATGATGTAGCACCAGTATAATAATTGGTTGTTGTAGTAACTCCAATATCAACACTAAATCCGGTTGCACTTACAATACCTGCAACTGGTACACCTGCATATGCTGGATCACCTTCTCTAGGATAACTGTGTCTAGTAGCATTACTATCCTTAGCACAAGTAAAGATTAATGATTCTCTACCAAGTTTGATTGTATCTCCCTTCGTTATATTATGAGTTCCTACTCCAATTACAAGATCACCAGTTGTCTGGTAGTAATTTGCAGTATTAGCAGGATATTGCTTAAATGGACTTGCTCCAACATTTAAGGTAATGGTTGTCGCAGTTGTAGCTGCAATTGCTACAGCAGTATCATAGTAAGGATCAGTACCCCTTGGATAAGAATGAATACTACCATGTTGATCCATTTCACAAGTGAATGACAGACTTTCATTACCGAACTTAATGCTGTCATTAGTATCAAAGGAATGAGATCCAATAGTTGCTGTTAGAATTCCACTTGTACCATCATAAAGAACTTCAGTAGGAGTATACTTAACAATAGTGGACATTCCAACATTAATTGTAATCGTATCTCCAGTTACTGCGGTGACAGCAATATTAGTATCATTATGAATAGGATCAGTTGTACGAGGATATGTTTTCTCACTCGCATTACCATCCATGGAACAAGTGAACGTAAGAGCACCTGTAACGATCCCTACGACGCTATCAGTGGTTGCACCATGATTTGGTATCGTAAGTACTAAATCGCCCGTTGAAGCGTCATATGTAGCGTCTGTGGCTGTTGTTGTACCAATGCCTGGTGAGGCAACTGTAATACTACCTACACCAGAACTAACGAAGGTATGATCATAATCTCCACCAGAAATAATTGCACCTTCTTTAGCACCAACAAATTGATGGACATAAGCACCACCACTCTTAACAGGACCTGTAGTACCTACTCCAACAAACGTATGAGCATACTGGAACTTAGGATCAGCAGCAGTTACATTACATGTAATATCACCAGTCTGAGTTGTAATTCCAGAAGCAGCGGCTTTAACAAATGTATGAGCACTTGTATTTGTAGAAGGAACATTCTCTAGAATCTGAACAGAGAATTTCTTAACTCCTGGAACCGTTAAAACTGGTAACCATCTACCACTTGCATAATCTCCTGGTCTAGGATAAGTATGTTCTGTAGCATCATTATCCTTAGCACATGTGAAGGTTAAAGAATTATCTGTAATAGTAACTTTATCATTTACTGCCAATCCATGATTAGCAGTTGTGGTAATAGTGACAATTCCAACAACAGGATCATATACAGCATTGTTTGCAGTAAATGTATTTCCAACTCCAGTAATTTCAATTGCAGTATCATAGAACCTATCTCTATTTCTTGGATAGATATGCTGATATGCTCCACTATCAAGAGAGCATGTAAATGCCATTCC